ATGCTCCTGTAGCCTGTCTGGTTACATCAGTCCAAGAAGAGCCATTCCAAACAGCGATATCATCTGTGCCGTAAGCAATCCAGTAATAGGTTCCCGCAACCGTAAGATACGGATGAATATAGTAAGGGGCGAATGGGCAAGTACCCATCACCTCTTGGTATCCGGCGACTTTCTTTACGCCGTTATCCAAGAGCCTTACATTGTTTCCATCAGACCATGCGTTAGGAGGAAGGTTATAAGGAGGAGTATCCTTTATAATTCCTATCTGGCCTAGATTTTCTATAGGGACTAGGGGCATTATGCAGGAGGGGTAGGCCAAGTAATGTTAAATGGATCAGGCTGATTGGTTATATCTCTTAAAGCCTGACGGTATACTTCCCACTCCTCTCTTTTTGAGTCAGACATGGGAACGTCAGTTAGGACAGTCCAGTCACAAGCAGAAAGTTTGCCATCTCTTTGCGCTCTTACTATAACCCATTGCTCATTTGGCTTTTCATTTTCAACATCAGACCAAGAAGGTTTAGCAGAAGCATCCTCAAATACAACATTGCTATTGTATTCTGATTCGTTTTCAACTGTTCCGTATATTGCAAAGCCTTTGCCGGGAGAAAGTTTTGCTATAGTATTACTAAGAAAAATATTATTCATTCTTCTATCTCCCATACCATCATAACCCCATTAACAACTGCGAATCCTCCATCACTTGCTTGGTCAGCGTTTTCAAGTTTTCCATACACATTGAAAATCTGATTACCAGTGCTACCAGAACCTCCCGGAGCATTTGCCGCCGTAACCTTAAAAGTTCTTGCCGGAACAGTAGATGCCTCAACAGTAGATAATCCACTTGGCACTTTGTCATTCCAGTCAAACACCTGAACATCAGCGGTAGTTCCAGTGATGATAGTTCCGCTGTCATTAGTCAGTTGCATAAATACTTTAATTTCAGAATCGGTGCCGAAACTGGAAAAGCAATTCTGCATAAACTGAACATCTACATAAAGATTGCTTGTTGCGCTTAATTTGCTGTGAGTAATTGTAAATCCAGTATCAGTATATGAGGCACTTCTGATTGTACTTGAAGCACTTTGTATAGCATGGGTAACCTTTAGAAGTCTACTACCCTCTGAGGCCATCAGGTTAATCCATCCGCTGTTAGCCTCATTCCTCATCTTAACCAAGTTCGTAGAAGTATCAAACCAAACTAATCCTGCTGTAGTTGGGCTAGGTGCTGAACCAGAAGTGTGTACACCATTAATAGCCTCGTCAGCGTTAGGAAGAGTATTCTTTAAAACCGTTTTGATAAGACGAAGATGATCGTCGCCCTGCGATATGGAGTCTGATCCAGTGGGGTTTGTAGCCACTAAACCACTGACGTATGTTGCGCTTTCTAGTGCCATGTTTTAATCCTTCGGGTATTTGCTTTTGACGCTTAACCAATCGCCAATGATATCATCAAGTTCTTGAATCAACTCATCGCCTTGGGTGCGGCGATAATTAAGATGTTTTAAAAGGGCGTCCAACTGATCTCCTATCTTTGGGTACTCTGGCTCTCTCAATCTTTGGTATTCTTGAGAGTCGTATTCGGCTTGCAACCTTATAATCTCTGCGTCGATTTCTGCTTGTGTTGGTTGAGTTATATCAGGACTATTCCAAACAATCTCTCCATCAATGACGGCGTAACTTGCGCCGGGGGCAAGAGAACGTATTGCGTCAACAGTAGTAATCATGCTCCTATCTCCGTTGCTCTTATAAAACGCCAATATCCGTCTTCCGCAAATTCCACTAAGTCGTTACCACCTGTGTAAACATATAACTGGTAATTAATGGCGCTTGTGGTTGAAGGCGAATCAACGATGCTTGAAACCCAAGGGTGAGGATGAGTGCTTCTTATATAAGCCATTCCGTCAGTGCCAGAGTTAAGATTCGTATAAGAACCGCTTCCTATCTGGCGGTACAAAGCAACCTTACCGGGGTAGTTACCACCTTGGCTTTTTCCATAGGCGCTTCCAAATTCAATTAAAATTTTTGAACTTGTTGCCGCTGGCGTAATGGCAACCAAGAATGTCGATCCCGCTGATGCAGGAGTTGTATTATTATCAACATCAATGTCACCTGAAGTGCCTTGTGTAAACACAACCTGTAAAATTTTCCCGGCTGACAAACCTGTAACTGTTGCGCCTGTAACATCTAGCGTTCCATTTACATCTAAAGTTGCACCTGAAGCAACATCAATTTCGGCAGACGCGGGAAGTTGGAAAACATCTGAAGCATCCCCAAGGGTCAAAGTCGTGCCAGATCGCGGAGAAATTTTATTAGTTTTTACTTCGCTCATGGCTTTGGATGTGCGTCCTTGACGCTTTCAATATGGTCAAGCCACGTTCTAGTTCCAGTAGTCTGATCGTGATATTGCATATCTAATTGGTCACCGATAGAGGCGTAGGCTTCAGCCCGTTTTCTAGCGTATTCTTGTGAGTCATATTCGGCTTGTAGTTCTGCTTCTTTGGCCGCGATGTCTGAATCACTTGGTTGAGTCTGTTCAGTGTCGTGCCAAATAATCGTGTCGCCGTTGGTTGAAAACTGTGCGCCGGGTCGTAGGGAAAGGATTGCCTCTGTTAAAAAATTCATGCTCCAACCTCCCACGCAAGAGATACATGAGCGGCATTTGCCGCCGCCTTAGCGGTAGTTCCATTTGCTACCTTCCAATACAATTTATATGTGCAAGCACTGGTTGTGTTAGGAGAATCAAGATAAGCAACTGAAATCATTTGATAATTTGAAGACTGACTTTGATGCACTCCTTTCGCTCCGGTTGTAATCTCTGAATATCCTGCTCCACCAATATCTCTGTATATAGTGAACGCAGTTTGGTATGCAGACCCATCCGTAAAATGGGATGGAACATAAAACTGAATTAATACTTTTGATGAAGTTGCCGCAGGAGTTATGGCGACTTCATAGTCTGAACCCATTGCAACGTAACTACTACTTGTAGTGGTTAAATCAGAGCCGGGGTTTAAAGTTAAGGTTGATTGAACTTGCAACACCTTGCCTGCTGATAACCCCGTTACAGTTGCGCCAGTTACATCCAGAGTTGCACCAGATGGAATATCGAAAGTATCTCCGCTATCACCTAGAGTCGTAGTTGTCCCTGTTGCCGGAGAAATTTTGTTTGTCTTTAATTCGCTACTCATGGTTTAGGATACTTGTTTTTCACTGCTGTTCTTTTTCCTTGAAGGTCAATAGAAGATGCCATTCGCTCTTCTATAACTGCTTCCCACAATGCTACCACTAAATCATCAGTGGTTGGATATTCTGCTTTGCGTTTTCTGGAATAATCATTATCGTAAGCATTTTGTAATTCCGATTGCTTTGCCTGTATCTGCTCAACAGTAATACCATTAGGGTTGCCGTCTGACCATTCAATTTTGTTTAAATCCTCACCCCTTACAGTCACTTCAGCATTGGAATCTATAGCGATAATTGCATCAAGAATTTTTATCATGCGCCTATCTCCATTAACGTAATGGTGGCCGTTTCATCTGATGTTTCGTTCCAATAGGTGCTGTCATTATTCTTTGTTATTTGCACGGTGTAAGTTAATTCAGATGTACTGCTTGGACTATGCAACCACACGCCGCCAACATACGTTCCAAATCTGTTTCCACTGGCACTACTGGCGGCATTAAACGCTCCTCTAGCGAAATAAAGGCCGCTTGGATATGCCGTTGTTGTCGCTGTTTCATAAAGCCTGTACTTGCCGGTATATTGGTTAGCGTCACTTGCTCTATAACCAGTGCAAGAACCACCAAACATAACTAAAACTTTACTGGTAGTGGCTGAACAAGTAATTGATGCGGCTGTATCAGTATTTACCCAAGATGATGATGTTGTTTGAGTTCCCGGGCCAGCATCTGTGACATGAATAACTTGTAACACCTTTCCAAAACCAGAAAGAGTTGCGGAGGCGTGAGGCTGAACTGTAGTTCCAGACCCGCCTAGGGTCAACGTGGAACCACTTTCCTTATCAATTGCGTTTACATTTAAGGCGCTCATACGACCACTAAAACTCCTGTTACCGTAATAGTTCCGGTAAACGTAACAGGGCCAGCCACTACTGCGTTATCAGTAATTGTAAAATCCCCATCTATTGTTGCGGCGTGTTCAAAAAAACCTTCCTTTGCAGGCGGGTTATTAATGTACAAAGTACCGTTTGTTTCTGCGGCCATAATTTTTCCTAGGAAGAAATCGCGTCAACAACGCTAACGTAAGCCGCGACAGATGTTGCGGCAGATGACTGTATTCTTAACAGGTCAGTATTCTGCATAACAATCTTTGCGCCACCTTGTATCAGTTCTACAGAAGATTTAGGCGGAATCTGAAGATCGTCAGCAAGATAGACAATAGATGCAGTTGATCCACCTCCCGCTACATCAATCCAAACATCTACTGTTACTGCGGAAGTTGTAATGTTTGTTAGTCTAATTCCAATAATTGCATCATTTGAGTTTGCAGTTCTCAGGGTATGCGCGGAATTCGTGACTTGAGATTTATAATCTTTTGTAAAATCTTGTGCCATTATATTGTCCTATAGTGCAATAGCCATCGCTACAGCAAATCCGGCAGATGCCGCGCTTACAGTTCCCCAAGATGTGTCAGTACCATCTGTAGTCAAATACTTTCCAGACTGTCCAGAAACATTTGGAACCTGTGGTTGAGTTGTGCTTGAAGGAAAAGATGTTTTAAGGACTGATTTGATAAGTCGCAAATGATCGTCGCCTTCACCTACCGGATCGCCAACAGCCGGATAAGAATTATTTAGTTGGCTAATATATGAAGCAGTTTCTACAGTCATTGTTATGCACTCGCCGCAGTAAGGGTTACGGTAACTTCTAGGGTATCCCCAGAAATAACAGACCTTGATGATCCAAAGTCAACCACACCATAAAGCGTTCCAGATGTTCCGCCTTTGGTATTATCGCTATTAATAAAAGCACCTGCTACTGTAGCCGTTCCGTTAATTGAATATGTTGCTTTGTTTGAAGAGTTGTCTATACTACCAGAAGAGGCAGTTCCTAAAGTAAGAGTCTGCCTTACTGATTGGGAATAAGCCGTAATCTCAGCCCAACCTGAATGAGAAGACATGGTATCTGCGGCGGCGGCTGATCCGGCCCCTTTTAATCCCACATACCATGCAGTAATTTGCGTTGCGCCATCTAACGTACTGGATAGGACATGGTTTAATCCTACCGTAGTTACAAGGTTTTTATTAATCTCGCGCCATTTCTCATTACCTTTTGAGTCGCGGCACACAACCTCCCATACGTTTTTGAGGCCAAGGTTCATATTTGTTTTATGTTGCATTTTCAAGCCTCCATCGGCCTTAAAACTAATTGGGGTATTCAACATCTGTCCATACCGTTGTTGGGTCTGACTCATCTGACCATGTTGAAGTTGGGTCAGATACGTTAGTCCACGTTGAAGAAGGATCGCTTACATCATTCCACAAGAATGAATCTCCATTCTCGTAAGTTAGCGATACTGCCATTGTTGCTGATTCTGGATGCTTTGTATTATTTATATACCCTGCCTCTATATCGTATGTAGCAGAGCCAGTGGCAGTAAAAGCAACAGAGTTAGTATATCCAGAAGTAATTGCGTAACTAGCATCTTCTGAAAAAGTAAATCCGCCTAACGAAGTGTATCCTGAATTTACTGCAAAAGTAACAGAGCCTACAAGAGAGTGTGTTCCGCTTTTAGTCGCTGTTAAATTTATTGGGAAAGAACTAGCGCCTACAATATTCCCTATACCTGTATTGACATTATCTAAAGTAACACCGTAAGACGAAGAATTTGCCTTAGCGGGAGTATCCCAATCTATTCCGATATTACTCCAGTATATAGGAGCAGAGGCTTCTGCCCACGTTATAGGCGCTGTCAATAGTAACCACTCGTATTCATCACTCTAAGGGCGGAGCCTGAGTGACGATCCCTGTTGTCTTGTTCTTGTATATCCTGAATAGACTTTTGAAATGCTGTTGCCCATAACTGAACCCTTGGATCATTCATAATAAACGGTTCAGCCTCCAATAAACAGCCATAAAGATATACATCAGGAGCATTAGTTATCATCCAGTTAGTTGGGGCTAGTGCCGTAAGAGCGTCAAACTTCTTATAGAATAACATTTCTATAGTCTGTACATTTGCGGGTATTGGCCCTAACTGAAGTTCATCAGCAACTATAGTATACATTTCTGGGGTTCCTGAAACAGAACCTCCATATAATCTATCGTATATTTCTGGTGTAACATACTGCATAGGTCTTATAGGGTCAGTATTCATCTGCAAGTTACGCATTTGAATAAACCCTGTGGGCAATGCTAGATTTCTTTGAGCGGCCACAGTCGATGCCGTCTGCTTTTCTTCCATCGCCCTGATACGAAGCAACCTGTTAAACCTAGCCTCTGCCAAAGCAATAAACTCCGGTATCCGGTCAGTCAGGTCATCCCTGTCTAACCAGTTAGCAACTGCCGTGTTTAACTCGTTGTAATTACTTATAGCCATTAGGGTACGTTACGTTTTGCAAAGAATACGTTTTGGTTTAGAATACTATAGTTTCTCTGTATACGCCCTAAGACGCCTTTTCCATATAGCCACATAGTTATACCCTCGTAGGAGTAGTTCGGAAGTATTTGTTGTCTGGATCATTCAAATACTTTTTCATTAGTTTGGGGTCTTTTTCAATAGCCCCATTAGTTTCTTTCATCCACTGCGTCCATACGTTTAAAGGAATCGACGCAACTCTAACACCTTCACCCGCTTTGCCCGGAGTAAGTTTATCTCCGTAGTGGTTGAAGGCTTTTTTATTTTCTTCTAGGATTGGGCTTGCATCCTGATATGTATTAATAGTAAATTCTTTTTCATCAGCACTTGAATGAAACGTGGTGATGAGTGAATTTTGTTCTACTTTATTCATAGATGATACCTTGGGTCTTCTCCCTTTACAATTTTTTCCATCCGGTCTTTTAAGGATGGTTGTTTTTTGCTAACAGTTTTTACAGGACTTGCCCCGCCCTTTTCTAAATCTTTTACCGCTTTCTTAAATGATTGTTTAGAAGTCATATTTATCCTTGTAAAAGGTAAAGCCCCCCGAAGGGGGCTAGACCAATACTACTTCGCGCTCTTGATCATACCATTGCCAAGACCGTTCTTCGCCTTAAGGCCGTACTCAGCAATCAAGAGTTGCTTGACGCTATCGCCAGATTTGGCAAGAGTTTCGGTCTTAAAGGGACGAAGATAACAAATCTCCCAAAGATCATAATCAATGAAGTCACAGTTAGTAGCGGGCATGAAACGATCCGGCACAACTTTGAAAGTACCAAAGTCAGTAACCAGAACATCAACAGCGTTTACAGCCGTAGCCGCTTTGTCGCCTACATTCTTCTGAAGGTCAGCAACAACGGAACCGCCAATACCACTTCCACTGATGGTCTGCTTAACGGTACTCGGGCAAAGGATAACATCAGGCGTTCCGCCCAAATCCCATACGCGAGAAACAACTTCGTTAATCATAGCAAGAGTGGTAGTCGTGGTTGCGCCACCCGTAGCGGAACTTGTCGTTCCATCAGGATAGCCTGACGTACCGTTATTGACTAGGCCATTACCTGTGGAGGCCGCAATGATAGGCGTAGTTGCCGCATCATTCGTGCCAACCCAAGTTGCAAAAGAAGCAGACTCTCGGGCCGTACCCGAAGAACCGGCCACTTTAGCAGTGCCGTCCAGAAGCATAGTTTCCATATCACGCTTCATTTCTTTTGCCCGTTTAGCCAACTGATAGGCTTGGCTTGACTTTCTTCCTGCAAAGTCAACTGCTTCCGCCGTACCCGAAGTCTGAACCTGAGTTGCAGAAATCTGGGTGTAGTTGCTCAAACGCCGTGGCTCAGTAGCCGCAGTCGAAGCGTAATCATTACCTTCGATCTGGCGGTTAGCCGCCGGTGCTTTCAACTCATCAGTCTGCCATTCAAAGGTCGTATTGTCGCAAGTGCCGCGACCAACACCACTAACAAATGGCGTGTCCATTGGGCTGATATTATAAATAATATTTGATAGGTCTTCCCGGATGCCAATAGCACCGTAGGTTTCCCTAGTATTTGTGGGGACTGCCATAGCATTTCCCTCCCTTAGTTAAATGTCTACAAAATCCTCTAGCAGAGAAACCGCGTCATTAACGTGGCCTGTCTGCCCAAGGCGCTTCATCTTTGCAACACGTTTATTACGATCATTTGATTTGCTTTTAGCGCCTTTTCCTGATCGCACTACCTTGGGTTTGTTCTTTATTTTTTTTGCTTTAACATCTGACTTTTGAAGCGCATCATATTTCTGCGCTTTCATTAGAACAATAAATGATCTATGGTCAATAAGTTCTTTCAACTCTTGTTGAGTGAACCCTTGTTCTAGAGCATAAGAAGATATGTCAGAAGAAAGTTTACCTCTTGCTTCGTTATCTCCCCATTCAGGTACAGCCTTTACTAACTTTTTGTATTCTTCCTGAACGGCTAATTTACGAACCTTTGCGATTTCTTCTTCCTGTTTCTGTTGCTCTTGATACTGTTGGGCTTGCGCTTGCCGTACACGTTCTTGAGCGTCACGAAACTCCTCTTTCTTTGTAACAAATGCAATAGGATCATCTTCTCTAAGTTGTTCCCAATTAATATTTGTATACTGTTCTAATCCAGCCAATTGATTTTGAACAAATTGTCCAAGTGCTGAAACGTACTGCTCACGCTCCGCTTGTGCCTGAGAGATTTCACTGGCCCACTGCTGTTGCAGTTGCTCCATTTCACTTCTCTGGCTTGCAAGTTCTTGCGTCTTTCGGGTATAGTCAGACTGTCGGGAGTACCCACTAATAAGTTCGTCAAGGCTTACCTCAACCTCTTCACCATCTACTTTAACAGCGTAGGTGGTATTAAGATTGGACTCCTCTTCGTCCTCATCTTCGTCTAACTCTTCTTCAGATTCTTCTTCCTCCTCATAGGATTCTTCTTCCTCTTCGGAAACCTCTTCAGATGATTCGTCTTGATATTCATCATTAGACTCTTCAACTTCTTCAGGTTGTGCTTCCTCGGCTTTAGGCTTATCTTCTGGTATTTCTCCATCAGAGTCCATTATACCAAGTAATGCTGATTGCGCTTCACTAATGCTTCCGCTAGGCGCAGGGATCGGCTGTGTAGCCGGATGCGGGGCTTCTTGCGTGTCCGCCATTTAAATTCTCCTTATATGTGGTATTCCTTAATCTTCTTCGCCATCTCTCCAGTTTCAACAATACTGGTTAGATGAAGGCGTAGTCGCTCAAGGAGTCGTAATGAAAGCCAACATTGCTCTCGGCTTTCGACATCGTTCACACTTGAGTTTGCCCAAGTGTTAAATAAATTTTCTGATAGTGTATCAAATGCTTCGTTGTACATCGGGTCATTGAGGAGGCGATGCGCTTGTTCCTCTCGTAGTTGGTCTGTCATATTTATCCTATGTTAAACATTTTTTCTACGTTTAGTTCCTTTGTTAGTTCCGCTGTCAAACTTCATCATTAATTCAAGTTCTCTTACAGGGTTTGGTTTACGGGGCGGCTTCCAAAACTCACCTTTCTTTTTTCCAGTCCCGCGTGGAATTGGAGCAGTTTTACCACCTAACCCCGCTTGAGGAACCTGCCAATCTCTTAGTTTGCCTGCCATAATATTATCCTATTGCTACGGCTCTATTTTGTTCGCGTTCAAGGGCCAATTCTTCTGCTTTAAGTTGCGCGTCAACTGCATCCTTTTGTGCCTCTTGCTGAATTTTGGCGGCTTTAAGTTGTATGTCTGCTGTCTTTATTTCCAACTCTTTCTGCTTAACTTGCATTTCCATTTGTGCAAGTTGTTGTTCTGGAGATGGCTGTTGAGGCTGTGGAGGAGGCGGAGGAGTCAAGTAGTCATCAACATTCTGATAACCCATAGCCTTAATAAGCGCCGCTCCAAGATTGTACATATTCTGAGGAGTTACGATAGGCAACCCGCCCTGCATAGCCTGTCCCGCAAACTGTAACATTTGTGACAGGTGAGCCATCTGCTGATCCTTTGAGCCATTTCCAAGAGCAACAGATACAGTACAATCCATCTTGTCATTCCACATATCAGGACGTACAGGAACCCACTGATTCCTTAGCATGACAACTCTTTCCTTGTCCTGATTTTTCAAGAGTAGTTCATAGATACAGTACATTAACTCTTTAACGCCTGTCTCTGCAAACTGTCGAGCAATCAATTCTACCCTGCTCTGAGCATTGCTCATTACCGCATTAACCGCTGTAGCCGTTGTATGGCTTGTCAGGGCATCTGCATTAAGCCCTTGAGTATTTTTGTTTACTCCGGTTCTTGACTCCCTTACTTCGTCAAGATATCCAAGCATCTGAAAGGATTCCGGCTGTAGGGGAGGGGTAGCCAACGGCATGACTGCATTGGGGGATTTAACTCTTACCACACCGCCTGGGCGTTGGGTTAGCAAATCATCCAGATTCGCTTGACCTTCAAGTACAGCATACCTACCGAAATTCTGGTTGTAGGCATTATCCATAAGATTACGCATCAGCGTACTCTTGATTAACTGCAAGTCCATTACAAGGTCTGCAACAGACATGCCAAAGAACTTATGAGGAATCTTTAATGGTGTAATTGAAACAAGAGGAACCTTATCAATTTCATCATTGGAAAATACATAATTTCCAACACTGCAAACTTTCCTTAGTTCCGCTATTCCATCTTCGTCGTAATCTGTTCTAATAAAAGATTCATGCAACCAATACTCTCTAAGAGCCTCTTCTTCATTGCCGCCCCATCCATCAGCGATGTTTGAAGAATCATCAAACTCATATCTTGCCAATCTTTCAGCGTTATACAACTCTTCGGAATATCCTCCGCCCAAATCTTCTGGGCCAAAATCTTCATCAGGATACATTACCCTTAATTCGGATAAAGTTTTTCTTACACGATGACAAACAAACCTAGCATCTTGAATACCTTTCGCCTCTCTTGAAATAAGGAATTCATCAGGGGGGACATTTTCAATACATACCTTGCCATTGTAACCTGTTCTTTTTATCACCACATCATGCAGTATTTCTTCTACATCAGAATATTCTGTATGCTCAACAACCTCTACTTCATCATTATTAACAAGATATTCAAACTCAACATCGCCAAGACCTTGATATTCTTCTCTTTTTGATTCTTCATACTCATCCCACCATACTTTGACAATACCGTTTTTCTGCAAAAGGGCATCGTGGAACCATGAGTATAAAATTTCCCAACCGGGATTGTCTTTTGTAAAAACGTAATTAACGTAATCAGTGGCCTGTTCTGCCGCTTGTACGTCTTCCGGGCCATGAGGTGTAAACTTAACCATCTCATCGCCAGATGCAAACACTCTCATCAAAGAGGGTTTTATCCATTCAATCGTATCCTGAACAGTAGAATCAACGTATTGACTGCGACCATCCACTTCATTGCCAAAGGGTAAGGCATAATAATATTTAATAGCCTCTTCCCTTTGGTCTGATATTTCACCACCATAACCCAACGCATCGGTTATTTCCGAATGGATTCTTGATAGTAGTTCTTGATCTGTTTCAGACAATTCCGTAATTCCTATAGGTTATATCAGCAGTCCATGTGGGGTCAGACCCCGCAATAGCATGACGCTGTGATTGAAATGCGTACCGTGTTGCGCTCATAATGTCATCACGGATAGCGACAACTTTGTTATTCTTCCTGTGGTACATTCTAAACTCTTCAAACCAGTCTGGAAGTGTATTAAATACTTTAAATCTTCCATCTTCCATAGCCTGTAACATAGCCATCAAGCCCTCTTCTATAGAGTTTGAGCCTTTGGTTTGCCCCAGACCGGGAGGGTTTGTAAAGTGATCCAGTGTAAAATTACACCCTAAATTTCTATATTGCTCGGCAAGACCCGGATTCCCCATGCTGTCCCTGCGGTTTCCGTCATGTGGGTAGACAATAGGGATGAAGTGCGGCCTCTGTCTAATGACTTCAGCGTGAACAGCCGGACTCGCCTTCGATGCTCTATAACAGTCGTAAACGTAAAACATATCCTCTTCTGTGTCTATAGCACACCAGACAACAGCAGTAGGGTGATCCCAACCAAAGTCAATAGCCGCAATTCTAGGCCAATGATCCTCAATATTAATAGGATCAATCATCAAACTCTCTTCATTGATAGGGAATATCAAACCAGAACCAATGGTAGGTCGCCCATATCTACGCATATCTCTTTCGTGTGGAGCGTATGCGCTGAGAATCTGTTGCATGACAGACTCGTTTAGATGGCCCTTTTCCCCATTCATGGACT